TGAAACTGTCGCCCAAACAACTGCGCCAGAGCCAGTAAAGCTAAAGGTCTGCTCAACCATTCCATCAATTGAAGCGCTCAAACCAACCTCAGTAACAACCGCTGTTCCAGTAGCAAAGGTGTCTCCGCTAGTGTCTCCCTCTGGGAAAAGCGTTAGCACAACTGTGGCTCCAATAGTGACCGCATTTTGTCCGTTATCTCCCTCATCGAAAAACATCTCACAAGAGCCTGAGAAGCTAGTTTGCCCCGCCTTATAGGTTTTAGAGGTGTCGTTTAAAGTGGTATCTTCAATGGTTCCTGCCGTTTCATTCAATGAATAACTACGGATTTCTCCAATAGTGACTCCACCAATTTTAACAAGACCCGCCGTAGCCGCGTGATTAGCCATTAGTTGGCCTCCTTAGTTTTAGTTACTTTCTTTGGTTTTGCGGTTGGCGCTTCATTACTCCAACCGCGATTTTTCATGGTCTGAATCTGCGAGGCGTGAACATCCACGCTAGCCTTATCCTTGTACATCAGCATTTTAAAATTCCTCTAGTTAGCCAGTGTTGATGGAGCGGCTGGATTTACTCTGTAAACACCATTAAGCGTCAAGGTTGCTACCGCTATGGGTTTGTCAGATTCGTTTGAGTATTCAATATTAGTATCTTCCAGCATGACCTCTACTAACTTTCCATTGAGCGTTTTATCAGCAAAAATGGCGGTCTCTACTTCGGCGCAGATAGTGTCTATTAAATCCTCCACTCCATTTTTAGTCTTAGCTCTTGCCTCAACTCTCAAAGTGAGGTTGTGCCATGTCCTAGTTGCGCTGCTTAAATCCTCGTTTACAGTGTCTTTGTCTGCGTAAACTGTGAGGCAGGGCAAGGAATCATGGTCAACATAAATACGGGTATCAAAAACTCTGCTGCCCGTTGTCGTTAAACCTGTCAAAGTAGTTACTAGCTGCTCTCTAACTTGCTGCCTTGCATGAGCCACTAAGATTGATCCTCTAAAACTAGCTCGACCATTCCAGTACCATCGACTTGAATACCGATCACATGGTAAGTAGTAGAGCCAATGACCACGGAAGCACCATGACCCACTCCTTGAACATCTGCGTTAGCGCACGCAAAAGTAGGATGAACGCCTTCAATGCCAGCGACCTCTATAAAAGCCTCATCTAAGATTCCACTGACCGATGAACCAGCGATTGTTGCGTTTATAGCAAAATCATCAGTATCAAGAAATTCAGAAAAATCCTCAGCAAATGCCATTTTTATTTACTCTTTTTCTTAGGCGCTTTTGGGGCTTCGCTATAAGCTTCCGCTCTACCCATCTGTATTAACACGCGTCCATCACTATCGCTCACCTCGGCAATAGCTCCCTTTAATAAATCTACACCGCTAGCAGCGGTTGAACTTAAAATTTTAATTTGCATAAAAACCTCGTCTAAGTGGGCGGGTTTGACCCCGCCCTATTTAAAGGATTAAGTGGTTATGAACCGCCTGAGCCTTTAGCAAATGACTGAGCGTGACGTACAGCAATATCAACATCTTGCAAACAAACTACGCGAACAGTGCCAGAAGCAGAGCCAGTAGAAGTATCCACGTTGATGTCTAGACCGCCCCACATGCCGATGATTAGATCAGCAAAGTTGCCAAACACAACTGTATTGGCGGTCATTTGGTTAGTTACTGCCATGTTGTAGCCGTTCACTTGACCATTTGCCATGACAAACTGACCAGAGCCAGAGTCTTTTGCCTTCTGCTTCATTGCGCCAGCCATTGCCGCCGTTGAAACATAGCCAAGAGAGCCGAACAAAGCGTTGTCGATAGACACTTGGGATTCAACATCAACCATCTCGCCAAAGGTCGGATTACCCGCCGCCGCAAAGGTTTTTGCGCCAATGCCAGTAGTTGCCAAGATTCCTGTAGGCTGGTTGCTTGAACCAGTTCCAGCAATCGCTGCCAAATCAATCGCCATAGCTAGGCGCATTGCTAAGTCATTGCGAACAAAACCCTCAATGTCAATTGAACTTTGTAGCAATAGCTTTCTAGAAATGTCAGAAAACGCACCAACTGTCTTAGGAGTCATTGTAACTTGATCAAATGCTGCTTGACTCTCAGTTACAGCCGCAGACTCAGCAACCCAGTAGGCTGTTGCTCCGCTGGTTTGACGAGGAATAGCTACATTGCCGTTTAGATCACGGAGCATGGTTGCGCCCATGCTAGAAATGACCATTGCATTCTCTAACGAATCAATAAATGAACTTGCTAGAAGATCGGTTGCAACAGTGTTGCCTCCAGCGGTTGCAGTTCCTACGTTTAAATCACGTTTTAAAACTTCACTTGGTACAAACAAACCTTGGGCTGTTCGGCCCATCTGATCTGCGGCTGCGCGAGAAGCTTCAAACTCAAACGCTGCATCTTCTTGAGCGCGTCGGTCACTAGGGTTAGCTAAAGCGTGAATTGCTTTCATAAAAGAAAAATTACGAATTTCTTTGGCGCTTAAACCAATGTCATTATCTTTCTTAATTACTGGCTGGGCAGTTCCAATGGTGTCTAATAGTTGAGCGCGGAAAGCGTCAACAGATTTACCATCATTGATAAATGTACGAGCCATTTCTTTTTGATTGTGCAAGTTACCCGCTGCTTCAATGTTTTGAATGCGATCAACTTCTGTGCGGCGTGCCGCTTCTACTTCTGCCCGAACATCTACAGTCGGGGTTTCTACTACTGGCGTATCCATAATTGGTTCCTTAATTTCTTGAATTTCTTGAACTTCGATTAATGTTTTATGGTTGCTGGAGGCGTTTCGGCCTACACCTACAGAAGCATCTGCTGGGATACTGACTATAGAGACCTCGTATGGCTCCCAATCTAAGGCTCGGTAAGATTCCTCACCCTCTTTTTCATCTTCCATCACCATGCGGTGAATGCGATAACCAACTGAAACGTGTTTACGGATACCATCCATTACGTCATTGAATATTTCCGTTGCGCGTGCGCTATTGCCAAAACGCACTGTGGCTCGACCTACCCGATCACCATCAACAGAAACAGATTCCACAACACCAACATGATCTGATGGGTCATGGTCTACTAACACAGCCCCGCCACCATTTAGTCTGCCAAGACGAATAGCGTTGGGATTGTGGTCTAGTATTTCTCTTCCAAACCAGCGCTCAACAGGCTCCTCACTGGAAAAAGCTAGGTCTACTGTTCGCGTTTCCGCATCAACAGATTCCCTATTCAAATTAAAGGTGCGATATAAATCGCCCGTATTTAGTTCATTCATTAGAAGCCTCTGGCGTGTTGTTAATTAGGTCGCTAGTAGTTAGGCCAAAGCTTTCTAAAACAGCTAGCTCAGCTTTACGCTCGGCGCATACGTCAATAAAATTCAAACCCGCCGCTGCTGTTATTGCAGTAAGCGTGCCCGTTCCCATCTCAACCATCAATTTGTTGGCTTGCTGATCTTTTAGCGGATCAACCCAAGCCCAGCCGCGAGGCTGCCAGTTCACTTTGGTAAACTTTTTAAACTTCTTTTCTGGTAATTTAAGCGCTTGAGTTCTTAGCGATTGAGATAACCACGCTTGATAAACAGGCCGATGTAATTGTTCAGCGACCCACTTTTGTAGAATTCTCCAATGTTCGCGCTCTTCTAAAACACCGCTGCGGATAGAGCTAAAGTTTACGCCCTCAAGGTCGTTTGCTAGGCCGTTGTAAGCCACGTTAAGCCCACTAGACGCGCCTCTCAACACAGTTTTGATAAACGCTTGATAGGATGAGTTGGGGTGGCTAGGGTCGAAAGTCTCAACGCTCATCCCTGCTGGAAGTTGCTCAAAAACGCCTGGTTCCATATCAGTTAAAAGGTTCCCTGATTCATCCTCTTCACCCACATAAGAATCAGAGTCAGGAGAAGTGTAGAAGCCCATTTTACTTGCGCCAATGCGTGCAGCAATTAGCTCGGCCTCTTCATAGCCAGCAATCATATTTAAACGCTTCATAGCGGTATTCATCCAAGGAATGCCGCGCATTTGGCTTGGTCGTTCTGCTATAAATAAGTGGCAAATATCGGTCGCAGGAACGCGGTTGTATTTTCGGCCTTTGTAATTAACAGAGGTTTCATTAGGGTGGTCAGTCAAAAGATGGTAGGCCACTGGCGCATCCCACTCATTAACTTCAACCGACATAATTATTCGATTTCCATTAGCTAAAGTTAGGTTAAAATCCTCGTCTAAATGATCTGCTTCAATGATCTGAACAGCAAAGCCAAAGTCATTATCAAAATTACGAACCTTAACAACTAAAACCTCACCATCTCTTGCACAACTTTCAATAACCAGCCGTTGTATGTCCACCCAAGATAATCGACCCGTAACTGAGCAGTTCTCAGGTAAGCTCCATTCACGAAACGCCTCTTCTATAGTGTCGTTATCTTGCTTGTCGAGAGAACCATCCTCTCTTACTGAACGCGCTTGTAACTGAATACCATGAACGCCAACAACATTGGCCTTAACCATCTTTAAAAATTTAGAGGCGTAATCATTATCCATTGCAAGCTGTCGTGATCTAGCTCGCATAACCCTCAAGCTAACCTCTAGCTCACCATTGGCTGTCAGTCTAGAGCCTTTAAAATCTTGGGTAAGACGATCAATAACGCTAGAGCCATATCTGCGGAAAGATGTTTTACGTTTTTTCCCAGTAGGCTTTTCTGGCTCGCTGCTCTTATCCAAAAAGCTCAAAATCCCCATTTAAACAAACCTCGCTTTAATTGTTCCAGATTGGCCTAGACCAGCTTTAATGCGCTCCATGCGAACTTCTTTTACATATTTCGCGGCGTATTGGTCTCGCCAAACCATAAGGTCGGGAATTGGAATTCTAGTGATTGATCGTCCTGCAATGGAGTAGCCCATTTGATCTTTGGTTGCTCTTCCAGCAAGCAGAGCGTCAATAGCATCTAGCATCGCTTTATTGTTAGAGCGAGGGTCGGTTGTTGCAGTGGCTTTATTCGGTTGAATAATAAATGCGCCCGAATCTAGGGTAATGCGCTCATTATCAGAAGTGCGCTTGATGTACATTTGCCAGTGGTAACGCCCAGCGCTGTAGTTCGCTGTCGTAGAGGCAGGGATAATAATTTGATAGGCAGAGCCAGATTCGGAAGCTGTCAAGCTTATTGATGTTGTTCCCGCGCCTTCTTTTCTAGCACTATAACTCAGGGAATAAGAGGCTGGAGGGTAATCGCCACCAAGGTCAACTCTAGTCCAAGCCACTCTATCCCCTGCCGTAAATGACAAAGGTTCTGTGGTCGTGAAGCTAGATGTGTCAAAAAGGTTAGCCATTCTGCGCCCAAAGCATTGATTTATGCTGTTGGGTTAGCTGTCCTTGTCGCTAAAAGCAAGTCACCGCGATTGAGTAACTTCTTGGGTGTTCATAAATGCGTATGATCTGTTGTCAAGAACCTCAATTACCATTCCTATAAATCGTAGGGTCGGTAATTCATCGTCATAAAGATTGAAACGATACTCCTCTCCAATTTCTATGTCGTCCACACCAAACACCCTGCCAGAAATATTTCCATCAAGGTCGTTTGCTGCGTCAAGTATCCACTGGTCTTGCGCTAAATGTAGGTCAGATAAGCTCATAATTAATTCTAACATTTTAATTTGAAAATAATTTAATTTATTTTAACTATCGACTTGCATGCCTAGCGCATTGTGCTATTATAGATACATACAAACAACGCAGCAAAAGGAACACACTATGAGCCAAGTTACTAAATTCGGAATTGAGATTGAAGCCATTGCTCCTAGCCACATGGGACGCGAGGCGCTAGCCGCTAGAATTTCAGAGTTAGCAGATGTTGATTGCGTATTTGAAGGTTACAACCACCGCACACGCGCACATTGGAAGATTGTTACAGATGCTAGCTTGAGCGGTGACGGCGTTTGTTTTGAGGTTGTAAGCCCAATCTTAGATGGTGAGGATGGTTTAGCCCAAGTGACTCGCGTAATGGATGCGCTTGAGGCTTTGAATTGCACAGTTAATCGTAGTTGCGGCTTGCACGTTCACCATGACGCTAGAGAGTGGAACGTAAAAGAGCTTAGAAATATTTCTCGCTTGTGGGTTAAGTATGAAACAGTTATTGACCAAATCATGCCACCATCACGCAGAGGTAACGCAGGACGTTGGTGCAGAAGCAACGTTACAAGCTCAATGCCACGCCAGCTAGCCGCCATAAGCCGCTGCAACACTGTTGATGATGTGATTCAAACCATGAGCGGCGGTAGCCGCTACGTTAAGCTAAATCTTCACAGCAAGCTAGTTCACGGCACTGTAGAGTTTCGCCAGCACAGCGGCACAGTAAGCGCTGAGAAAGCAGTAAATTGGATCAAGCTGACCGCTGCCATGATGCGTAGCGCAGAACGCGCCACTCGAATCAACGTAACTGGCACAGGCAAATTTGAGAATCTTGCCAAGATTGGCAAAGATCGTATGTTAACCAAATATTTAAAAAACCGCCGCGCAGAAGTGGCATAACGGGAGTAGATAATTATGGGCAAGTTTAAAACGTTACAAATAATCAAAAACGAGGAATTACCAATGACTAAATTATACTTTGCATACGGCGCTAATACTGACATGGATAGCATGGGCATGCGCTGCCCAAAAGCCAAGCCAGTTGGCAGAGGTACGCTTTGGGATTACATGCTAGTGTTTAGGCGCGTTGCTGATATTATCCGCAATAATGACCATGTTGTTCAAGGCGGCTTGTGGGAAATTACTCCTGAGTGTGAGGCATCACTTGATCGCTTTGAGGGCTTCCCTAACTTCTACACCAAGCGTGAGGTATCTGTTGTTGTTAAAGGTTCTGACCGCCCAGTAAAAGCTATGGCTTACGTTATGAATACTGATGATACTTTGTTTACGCCACCGCCTAGCAGTTACCACGCGACACTACAGCGCGGGTACAAGCATTTTGATATTGATTATCAACAGCTAGCCGAGGGTGTTGAGCGCAGCAAGGTTGACGACTTGCCTGAGTTCAAATTTGACGAGCCAAACGATGATTTTTATTATGACCAAGTATAGTAATAACGCAGAGCTTGCCGCTCTGCTAAAGCTTCATGGGCTTAGTAGCCAAGCAGTTGTTGACCTTTACGCTGGAGACAGCGTGAGGGTTAGCATTAGCACCATTGAGAAATGGAGGGCTGTTGGTAAGGGCATTAGAAATATGCCAGATGTATCACTAGCGTTATTGAAACGCATACTGGCTGAACAATAAAGAAAGAGCAGGAGATTTATAATGGATGACTTTGATGTAAAAGTTAAAAGGGAAATATTTGTAAAGACTGCGGAAGTTAGGGTAAACCGAGCCTTAAAACATATAAAAATAATTGGAGAATTAAACGACAAAAGCAAATATGTATACAGTGACGCTGATGTGAAAAAAATAGTTAAAGCGCTTAAAGATGCTGTTTTAGAAATCGAGGCTAAATTTAAAGAGCCTGTGTTTATAAAGAAAAAAGAAGAGTTTAAACTAGAGGAATAAAAGACGATGAAAATTAGAAACATTGAAGCCACCGATATGGGGCCAGATCAGCAAGAGATTGCTAGCTGGGTTGAGAATCATCTAGGGTACGCTGAGTTCACAAGCCAAGAAGAGTTTGATAAGCAAGAGGGTTCACTTATTCACCTTGCTTGTAAGGAGCTAGGCTGGCACTCAGTCCCTCAGAGTGGTGGGCTGGTAGTAGAATGGATGCAGGATGACGATGAAAGTATTAGAGGAATAAAAAATGAGAAATGAAACTTTAAATTTTGTGAGAGTAGCAAGGGAATCAAAAGATTCTCATAATGGATTTCTTTACATCCACAATTGGGCAACAGGATTTCAAGAGCTAATTTTTAGCTCAGAAGAAGCTGCCGAAACTTGGATTGAAATTCAAAATCAAAAACCTACCAGCGACCCACAAAAGTATTCGATCGGCGCTTAGGTGGGCTTTTAGTTTTTCTTTGTGTAGTTAACATTGGCTCCTCCACTAATACTGGGGGAGCTAATTTTCTAGCCCTAACTTTTAAAAGATTAGGATTTAGATTGTTCAAAGCAGCGTAGGCGTAAACAAAACAATCAAGAGCCTCGTTTCGCTCCCTCGTTTTAACCCATTCTAAAACTGAAAATCCTTTCCTAAACTTAGTAACTAATTTTTCTGCGGTTAACTGAGCAAAAAACTCCTCATCTAGTTCTGCTGAAAAATGAACCTTATCATTATGAAGCCAAGAGTAAACAGTGCGCTTGGCTGTATCCACGCCAACCTGATACAACATAACCCTCTGCCGCCCTGTTTGCTTTGGAGTGCTTGTTAATGGCCTACCCATACCAGAAACACCCTTGATAGCAAAAACCCTCCTGCCAGCCCTTGGCTTGGTAAAGGCGTAAGCATGCTCAGTTAAATAACCAGAATCCACAGCAACTCCAATAATCTTATGACCATCATAAGTTTTCATCAAAAATGAATCCAAAGTTGCCCAGACTTCTTTTTCTGTAGGCTCTCCATAAAAAACTTTTTGAGTAAATATCCAAGGCTCATTATCCAGACCCCACCCAACTACTTGAACCTCTATCCTTTCTTTTTGTACATCGACCCCCGCCGTGAGAATTAAAACATCATCGGGTATCGCCGTTAAATCATAAGCTTCTCTTTTTGACATAAGGCTATCACTTTCGACTGTTTCGCCTTCCTCTTCCCACGTTTCCCCAAGGCTTGTATTGACCCAAGCTTTTAAAGTTTCTGGCGACCTTTTTGCGGATAGAAAATCCTCTACAACTTCTGACCATTTGCGCCAAGGTGAATAAAGCTCGTTAATATGAAACCCTGCTGTTTTGCCTTCAATTCCAGTAGCTATCCACTCTCCCTCTTTCAGCATCCAAGGCTTGCTTGACTCTTCAATAATTGACCCACAATGTTCACACACACAATGACATTTTTTAGGCTCGTTTTCGGGCCATTGAATATTGGCCCACTTCAAAGTTTGCTTAGTTTTGCACTCTGGGCAAGGCACATGATAACGCCGCTGATCAGATTGCTCCCACTCCATTTCTATTCTTGAGACTCCTTTAACAGTTGGAGTGCTAGTTAAAATAATTTTGCGATTCCAGAAAGTTGTGGTTCGTTTGCGTGCAAGAGTTACAGGATCGCCCTCGCTTCCTGCCGATAGCGGGTATCTATCTACCTCATCAGCCATAACTAAACGGATAGGACGGCTAGCCAAACTAGCTGGGCTGTTACTGCCACCAATAGTAATATGACCTCCTGCAAAGCTTTTGTGCATTGTCGTATTACCGCTGTCTCTTGAGCGAGGGTTTTTAATTAATCCAGAAAGAATTGGTGTGTCTCTGATCATTGGAGCAAGCCGATCTTGCGACCAAGTTTTCCCCATTTCCACTGTCGGTTGAAGCACAAGTATGGGCGCTGGCTCATTCGCCATGTAATAACCAACCACATTATTCAACACTTCCGTTTTGCCAATTTGTGCCGATGACATAATGACCACTGTTTCAATGTTGCGCTCATTTACCGCATCTAACATCCCTCTCTGGTAGGGTGCGCGATCAGTCCTCCATTGTCCTGCCTCTGCTGAGGATTCTGCTGACAGGCGGCGGTGTGCATCTGCCCATTCACTCACCTTCAATAACGGCGGCGGTGTCCATATTTTTGAAACTCTGTTCCACGCGCTTTCTAAATTTGTCAGGCAATCCATCGTTTGATAACTCCTGTAGAGCTTCGGTTATCTCTACTTTTATAATTTGTTCAGCTTCGCCAAAATCTTTAGCGGTTAAAACTTGAGTTGCCGTTTTGGAAGGCACGCCCAAGAGTTTTGATTTAGCATTAGCGGTATAGTGTTGCCAGCACTCGACTACCCATTCAACTTGAATGTACTCGCCTCGCATTTCCCCGACCTCTATTTCTATGCGATCAGCTTGGGCTTTAGCTAAACGTGTTTTTTCACTATGCAAGTCAGTAGCAGCCATTTCTTTGCCAAATGCTCTTTCTCTTAAAAACCTAACATAGCCACGAACACATTTAATTAAATCCCATCGACCTTTTTCTTGCGGTTTGGGGATCACTCCATCATCTGCTAGCCTTCTTATGTGGCGCTCAGAAAGGTCTAAAACAGAAGCGATTACAGCAATTGGATAAGTGTTTCTATCAGCCATTATTTAGGAACCCACGCCTCACTGTACTTGTGAGCCTCAATCTTTAGCGCTTTAAAAACATTTTCCTGTAAGAGTAACTCGACCTCATCTTTAGTTGCGCCAATTGCTTCTTTAACTTGGTCAATTGTGTACTCGTATTCTTGAACAACAATTTTAATTAGCTCTGCCATTTTTACAGAAGCGTGTACACCCTTAGCCCTATTGATCCGAACTGTTAAAAGCATGCGCTCTGGCTCGGATAACTCCAGCACAGTGCATGGGACTTTGCCGCCACTTAGCGCTTTAACCTTTTTAGAAGTCTTGGCAAGAGTTACTCTGTGAAACCCATCAATAATGACATTATCTTGAGTGACTAGAATAGGCTGAATCCATCCGCTTTTTAAAATGGAATGTTCTAGCAATTTAAATTCATGTCGTAAAACTACGTTAGGATTATAGTCATTAGCAGTCAGTAGCTCTGCATCAATCCACTCAATTGAATCTATAGGATGCTTCACTGAATCTCCCCTTTATAAATATCTGTACTTAGCAACTCCCACCAAGTATTGCCCTGCTTGTATTCAAAATAATTCATATCTTCCCAGCGACTAGAGCGTAAGAATAATGACCCCATACTTGGGATGAAAATTTGAACGCCGTTATTCCTAATATCTTCTTTGTACTCATTCCAACGATTAGGAAAACGAAAACGTAAGTGAAGCATTGCATGGCATCGACCACAAAGAGAGTGCATGCTTTCAAAATAATCCTCCTTTGTTGGCCCATAATCTTCTGCGTGCCTCATGGTATTTTTAATTTGCCCACACATTTCGCAATCGGATACTTTAGGTTTATCCTCTGCGCCTCTGTATTTAGTTGACATTTTTATTCTGGTTTTGCCAGACCACTGTTTATAATCTTTCATTTGAAAATTCGACCCCCGTAAACTATTCCGTATTTGTTCTTTTTATATTCAACAAAATCATAAATATCATAGCTAGGCCAACTAATAGGCGTGCTAAATACAGTGGCTTTGCCTACAAATCCATCTAGGCGCTTCATCCTAGCGGCTAGCATGGCCCTTCCTACGCCATTCATTCGGTAGTTAGGGTGAACAAAGTTGCTCTTAAATCGAACATTTGGGCCTTTAAATACTAGCGCACAACATCCAATAACTTTTTCCTCATACTCAGCACTAAACCAAACGCACCCCTCTGGGTTTTCAAATGTGACCCGCTCTTTTTTCCCTAACTTTATTAGTGGCTTTATGGTTTTAAAATCGCATTCTTTAACTAATACGTTCATAAGCAATCTGAGCCTTGGTTGGGTTTTTAAGAGGCTGAATTTTTCTTTTATAAGAGCCGTTAATAATTTGCTGAAAAACATACATGATTGGATAGCCCCACATATTTTCAACCCTTCCTGCTTTCCCTGTGGCTTCGTTGTTAGCTCTAACCATTTTGGTAAACTCGACTCTTTTAAAAGCGGAAGCTCTCATTTTTGGGTCGATAATATTTTCTTTAATATAAAGATGAATACCACGCCAGCTTTTGGGGTATCTGTTCATCACGGCGTACCTATCCAAGTCTTTAAAATATTTTTCATGGGTAATCATTTCTGGAAATATGTCCATTACTTGCTGATAAAAAGTAGGATAGGATGTTTTGAGCTTGTGAAGCTCTTTCGCTGTTTCGGCATGGAGCGGCGTTGAAACCCTAAGCTGTTGCCCGTTCCATTTTTGAATGTCGTAAATGGCGCAGTATCTTATTTTTTTATCGTAAAAATATTTAAAAACATCATTTTCTGACCAATCGAATATAGGCTTAACCAGCTTTACATTTTTGGATTCTGTGGCGTTAATATAATTTTCATTGCGCTTGTTAATACATGATCTAAATCTTACTAATGATTCATCACTTCTTATTCCGTTAACCATTGCAACTTTCCCCTTTAAGCCTTGGATACAAAATTTATCCATGTCGTATTGGCTCATGGGTTTTTTTAAACCTGTAGTCGTTATTGCGCTTTTTGGCTTAGGTCGAATCCATTCTCGGTCATTGTCCCATTGTATGTATTCATACTTTTTTCCCAGTAAATATTTTTCGCTAAACATAGGAACTGCAAAATAAGTAAGGTCAAATCTTTTTGTGTCAGCTTGAATATCCAGCACAAACTGAATTACATCTTCTGGTATTAATTCTTCATCTCTAAAAATAACTTTAACTGGCTGAGTCATTCCCAGTTCATCGTAAACTTCTCTAACCAGATGAATTATCACTAAGGAATCTTTGCCGCCAGAAAAAGCACAGACCAATTCATCAAAGCTGCTAATGACATGGCGTATTCTATTCTTGGCTTCTGTTAGTACATCGACCCCAATGTAGCGAACATTGGATTTTTTATTTTGGCTCAATCATGGCCTCCTGAGTGAAGGCCACTAAGCGCTCAGATATTGTAACCGCGCCTGTGTACTCACCCTTTAGCCAGCGCAAAAAGTCCATCCACTGCTTCTGCTCCTGTTCATCATTAAAGATAATGTTGTATTGAATGGTATAACTGTCTTCAAGAAGATCAGCATCTTCATCTTCATCTTCGTCTTGCTCTGTCATTATCATGTCCAGTTCTGGCAAGGTGAAGCCTGTGTTTTCTAGGTCATAATCACTGTCGTTTAAATCCTCAAGCTCAATCTTTAAAAGAACATCATCCCACTTTGAATCTTGCGCCACTCTGTTGTCAGCTATGCGGTAAGCTTTCTTTTGAGAGTCCGAAAGGCCCACTGCAATGTGTACAGGAACTTCATCCATGCCCAATAGCGCCGCAGCTTGCAAGCGAGTGTGGCCCACTAAAACGACATAATCTTCATCAACTACAATGGGCTGGCGAAACCCAAACTCTTTTATGCTTGAAGCTACGCTATGCACTGCATCTGTGTTCTTACGCGGGTTTTTTGCGTAAGGAATGACCAGGTCGAAATTTACTTGTACGACTTCCATTTTTCCCCCTCGGCTGAGAC